CGCTGCCAAGCGGTTCGAAGCCTATGACAGAGCAACTACGAAGAAAATGGCCGAACATAATCGGTCTGGTGGAGATGTTCGCGCACCTGTTAGGTCGCTCAAAGGAGCCTCAACAGGCGACAAGTACGACCGCGCCAAGTTCATCTACCGCAAAGCAGCCCAAGCTCTCAGCGCAGGTCACCCTCTTAAAGACGAAAAAGGCAGAGCCACGCCAGCCGCGCTCCAGTTCAAACGCTGGGCAGCCAAAGTCCCGCAAAACCAAGCCGACCTCCAAAACCTCAAGGCGCTCGGCACAAGGCTAAAAGAGAGATATAAGCCCAAGTAATGCACGCAAGCGCACTAGAGGAAGCAAACAGGTTCTTTGACCGCTTCCCGTTAGAGACCGCCTCTGTGGTCGAGATAGGGTCTCAGATTGTCAACGGTTCGCTCCGAGACGTATGCCCCAAGCATTATTCCTATACGGGCATAGACTATTCCCCTGCTAACGGCGTGGATATAGTCCTAGAAGACGAGTACAAGTTTCCCCTGCCTGACGGTTGTACGGATATTGTCGTGACAAGTAGCTGCTTTGAACACGCAGAGATGTTCTGGCTAACCTTCTTAGAGGGCGTAAGAATCCTAAAGCCTGGTGGGTTGTTCTACCTGAACGCCCCGTCCAGAGGCGAGTACCACGCCTTCCCACAGGATTGTTGGAGATTCTACCCAGACGCAGCCAAAGCCTTGCTCAAGTGGGCAGGGCGCAACGGTTATAATTGCGTCGTCGAGTACACAAAGTTACTAGACAACCATTGGGGAGATTTCATAGTTGTCTACCGTAAAACTTAACCTTGGCTCAGGAAAAGATTGGCGCAAGGACTGCATAAACGCTGACATCCAGCCGCAGAAGAAACCCGATTGGGTGCTAGACATTACACAAGTCCCGTGGGGCGAGGTGATAGACACCCGCTTGGGTAAGTTCCCCGTAGAAAAGGGAATGTTCCACGAGATTATCGCCAACGATGTCTTGGAACACATCCCAGACCTAGTATCCGCTATGACTAACTGCCGAGACCTGCTAAAGCGGGGAGGCGAGATGCACATCCATGTGCCCTACGACCTAAGTCTAGGGGCATGGCAAGACCCGACTCATGTGCGGGCATTCAACGAAAACTCATTCTTATATTACACAGACTGGCATTGGTATCTAAACTGGGAGGAGAAGTTCACCTGTACGCAGATGGGCTTAGAACTCTCAGAACTAGGCATGGAGATGGCAGACAATAAGGTCTCCAAAGACATAATTATGCGTACCCCTCGTGCCGTAGATGCCCTGCAAGTCATACTCAGGAAGGATTGACATGGAAAAGTTACAAGCCTTGTGGTCAGACATTAAATTACTCGCCAAACGTGTTATTGCAAAACTAGGACTGTAAGTGGCAGAAAACGTACTTGGGACTATATTTGGTCGTGCGGATGCCCTAAAGCGGCAACTGTACGACATGATTAGGAACCCCAGCGACTATGCTTCTATGGTTGGCGGGCGCACACAAGAGAACCTAGCGACTGCCCAAGCATTACAAAATCAAGCCTTTGGCGACCCGCAGAACCCGTTAAGAATCACCAACCCACAAGCCCTGAACCAGCTTACCCAGATGATTACCTCTGGCCCGCTAGGTTTTGCTCCAATGGGGACGGTTAGCAAAGCGGTTTCTGCAAAAGCACAACCAGAACCTGTTAAAAGGTCAGACATTCAAGCGGAAGCAAAAAGTCTTGGTCTTCCGGCAACTGGCAAAACAGAGGAAATTCAGGAGTTAATTGGCATTGTTAAGTCTGACCCAAGGTCTTGGAGCAGAGAACAATATGACTTAATTCGCCCACACCTTTCTATTCATCAAGACTTTCGACCAGGTAGCGCAGAAAGGTCTGAGTCAATTATGCGGGAAGGATTGAGCTCAGGGATGGTGGATGCCATAGAACGCATGGAAAAGGGTCAATATAGTTATGCTGGAGGCTTAGTTGGGTCAGATGCGTACCTATTTCCTAGCCGAGGTTTGAAGTATCGAAGCCAAACTGACCCCCACCTTGCGCCCGGAAACATCCCTTTATTCAAGATAAGCCCAGAAAAAGGGCAAGACATCTACGAAGCAATTGTTACAACCGCCGAAAGGCGGCCAGGAAGTCTAACTAGCCTGTTAGAATAGTGTTGTAATATAACAACTTATACCGAACAACCATTAAGGATTCGGACATGGAAATCAGTAAAGTAGAAGAAGTTACAGAACGCAGACTCCCACCCAACGCTGGAAAGGGAAGACCTGCGGGAGTGCCTAACAAGTCCACAAGTATCGTAAGGGAGGCGACAAGTGGCTCACATCCGTAGCGGATGGGGACGAGGTCAAGGGCATAAAGCCCCAGCCCGACAAGGCACTAGACATCATGCAAAAGATGGCTGAGTACCACATCCCCAAACTTGCTAGGACAGAGGTAGTGGGCGACAAGGACACTCCGCTAGAACTCAAGATTTCATGGCAGAAGTAGTCATACCTTATGCGCCAAGACCCCAACAGCTTCTGGTTCACGATGCGCTGGAGGCTAATAGGTTCGCGGTGGCTGTATGCCATCGTAGGTTCGGCAAGACTGTTGCTGCCATAAACCACCTTATCCGCGCAGCTATGCTCTGCGGCAAGGAAAGCCCACGGTACGCCTACGTTGCCCCAACCTACTCTCAGGCAAAGCGGGTGGCGTTTGACTACCTGCTAAAGTTTACGGAACCCCTGACCCCAACGGCTAACATCAGCGAACTCAGGGTAGACTTCTACGGAAGGCGCATAAGCCTCTACGGTGCGGACAACCCAGATTCCCTGCGAGGAATATACTTAGACGGGGTGGTTCTAGACGAGGTAGGGGACATGAACCCGAAGGTCTGGAACGAGGTGCTAAGACCTGCGCTAACGGATAGACTAGGCTGGGCGTTGTTCATTGGGACACCGAAGGGCGCAAACCACTTTAAGGACTTGCGCGACAGGGCAGAGAAAGAGGAAGGGTGGGGTTTACTTGAATTTAAGGCTTCGCAGACAGGTATTATCAGTCCAGAGGAACTTGAAGCTGCCAAGAAAGAGATGGGCGACGACAAGTTCGCAACTGAATTTGAGTGTTCCTTTAATGCTGCGGTTGAGGGTGCGTATTACGGCGCGATACTTAATACGCTTGCACCTGAACGCTTTACGGAGTTCGCGACAGATAACCTCTGCAAGACGTACACGGCTTGGGACTTGGGAGTTGGGGATAGCACAGCTATATGGGTTTGCCAGGTCGCAGGGCAGGAGAGGCGGCTCATTGACTACGTTGAGAACCACGGTCAAGGGCTAGACTGGTACGTCAACTGGATTAAGCAAAATGATTACACAAAGGCTGAACACATCTTGCCCCACGACGTTGAGGTACGAGAACTCGGCACAGGCAAGAGTAGAAAAGAAGTCTTACAAGACCTTGGACTCAATATCACCGTCTGCCCAAGAATGTCTATCGACGATGGGATACAAGCCGTTAGAAGGCTTTTACCTAATTGCTACTTCCATCCACGAACTAAACAAGGCGCAGATGCACTACGCAACTACCGCCGCGAGTACGATGAGAAGCGCAATGTTTACTACGACAAACCCCTGCATGACTGGTCAAGTCACGCTGCGGATGCCTTTAGGTATCTCGCTGTTGGCTTGAATACCACTAGCACCTGGGGCAAACCGTTGCCAATTAACACGAAATGGATTGTCTAAATGCAAGAATTTGACCTACAAGCCATCATTGAAAACGAGATAGACAATGCTATCGGCTACATCAATACCGAGACGGTAGAGGAACGCCGCGATGCGCTGATGGCGTACAACCGCGAACCCTACGGCAACGAAGTTGAGGGGCGTAGCACAATCGTTACAGGCGAAGTCGCAGAAGCCGTAGACGGAGCTTTGCCACAACTCCTGCGTGTATTTACACAGTCCGACGACGTGGTGCGGTTCGAACCCAAAGCACCCGGCGACGAACAGAAGGCTAAGCAAGCCACCGAGTATTGCAATTGGGTGCTGATGAACGACAACCCAGGCTTCGAGGTATTCCAGACTTGGTTCAAGGACGCGCTCCTCCAGAAGAATGGTGTCATCAAGGTCTGGTGGAACGACGAGACATCCGTGGACAAGGAGAAGTACGAGAACCTGTCCGAGGAAGAACTGACCCTGCTACTAGCAGACGGGCAGATGGAAGTGGTCAAGCAACGCCAGACTCAGATAGGCGAAGTCCCTGTCCCTCCGACACCTGAGCAGATGATGCTTGCCCAACAGACGGGCGTGCCTCCTGAAATGACAATGCAACCCGTGTTCTCGTACAACGTCACGGTCAAGAAGATAAACAAGAAGGGTTCGGTCAAGGTAGAGAACGTACCGCCCGAGGAGTTCCTAATCTCCAAGAAGGCACGCCGTATCGCTGACGCGCCTTTCGTAGCCCACCGTAGACTGACCACCCGTTCCGAGTTAATCAGCATGGGCTTTAAGGCCGACGAGATTGACGAGTTACCAGCCTACGACGACTTGACGTTTACTCCCGAGAGGGTGGCGCGGTTCCCGAATGGTGAGCAGCCAGACGACCCAAGCCTCGACACAAGCATGGACGAGATTGAGACGTTCGAGTGCTACATCAGGACAGATTACGACGAGGACGGCATTGCCGAACTGCGCCGTGTGTTCTACGCTGGCGGCACAATCTTAGAGAACGAGGAAGCAGACTTCATCCCGTTCTGCTCCATCTGCCCAATCCCCATGCCCCACAAGTTCTTCGGGCATAGCCTTGCAGACAGGGTTGTGGACATCCAGAAGATTAAGACGACGATTACCCGTCAGATGTTGGACAACCTGTATCTTTCTAACAACGCTCGGATGGCGGTGGTAGATGGTCAGGTCAACCTAGACGACATGCTCACGGTCACACCTGGCGGCATAGTTCGGGTCAAGAACAACGCAGCTATCACGCCCCTGCAAGTTCCTATGGTGGCGGGCCAAGCCTTCCCCATGCTTGCGTACATGGACGAGATTCAGCAAAAGCGCACAGGCGTTACACAGGCTTCTCAGGGCTTAGACCCCAACATCCTGCAAAACACTACCGCGACAGCGGTGGCAATGGTTCAGAACGCAGGTGCGGCAAAGGTTGAGTTGATTGCTAGGATATTCGCCGAGACAGGGGTAAAAGACCTGTTCAAGTCCATCCTGCACCTTGTCTGCAAGTACCAAGACAAGGAAAGAATCGTGCGGATGCGTGGCAAGTTCGTGGCCATTGACCCTAGAGAGTGGAGCAACGAGTACGACCTGACGGTAAACGTCGGTCTGGGTACGGGTAACCGCGAGCAACAGATGGCGATGGTGGCCGCAATCCTGCAAAAGCAGGAGCAGATTATGTCCCAGATGGGCATAGCCAACCCGCTAGTCTCGCCTAGTCAGTACCGCAACACCTTGGGACGGTTCATCGAGTCCGCAGGGTTCAAGGACACCTCTGAGTTCTTCCGCGAGATTACGCCGGAGATGGAACAGCAACTTCTACAACCGCAACAGCCCCAGCCTGACCCTGCTACTGCCGCCCTGATGCAACAGGCGCAAGCCCAGATTGAGATTGACCGCGCCAAGGCTCTAAACGACATCGAGATTGCCAAGGGTAAAGCCGCCGCCCAGATTCAGTTGGAGCGCGAGAAGGCCGCCGCACAGTTGCAACTCAAGACGGCAGAGTTCCAAGCCGAGGCACAGATTAAAGCCGCCAAGATTGGGGCGCAGATTACAGGCAACGTGGAGATACCTGGTTGAACGAAACAGAACGGGCAATAGCCCTCCTGCAAGACGAGTTCTTTATGGGTGTTGTAGAAAAGCAACGCCTGATGTATATTTCCAACATATTAGACAGTTCTGACGAGGACGTAGATGTTCGTGAACGCGAGCGTCTAAAACTCAAGGGGCTAGAAGAATTTATTGCGTCACTCCGGTCTATCTCTGCGAACAAGGAGATAGATAAGAAACGCAAATTTATGGTTTTTTAACCACAGTAGGAGTTCCAAATGGAAGACACCAACCCGCAAGGGAGTGCAAAGACAGTAGACGATGCAGCAGCTCAAATCTTTGGGATGCTTGAACCAGAGCAGCCGGAAGGCCAAGCCGAGGCACAAGCCGAAGAAGTGACCGAGGAGTACGAGGCGCAAGCCGAGGAATCTGAGGATGAGCAAGGCGAGGAAGTCCAAGAAGAAGTCCAAGAACCACAAAGGTTTCGGGTCAAGGTTGACAACGAAGAACTGGAAGTGGACTTAGACGAACTGATTAAGGGCTATTCACGCACATCTGACTACACTAAAAAGACGCAGAATCTAGCCGAGCAGCGCAAGGCAGTCGAATCCGAGCGCACGAAGATAGAGGAAGCCGCCAAACTTCGGGACACTTACGCCCAGCGGTTGCAAGTCATCGAGCAAATGTTGACACAACCAACGGAAGACCTGACCGCCCTAAAAGATAACGACCCCGTGGGGTACGCAATCAAGGTGGCAGAGAATATGGAACGAGAAAAGCAACTCGCCGCTGTCCGCGCCGAACGCGAATCCGTCCAAGCCAGACAAGTCGCAGAGAACCAAGAGCGACTGAAAGCCCACATCGCACAGGAAGCCGAGCGTCTACGTTCTGCCATCCCTGACTTTAGCGACGAGGTAAAAGGCGAGGTTATCCGCAAGGAGATACGGGATTACGCAAAATCGGTAGGCTGGTCAGACCAAGAGTTGTCGCAGGTGTACGACCACCGCGCCGTCCTAACTCTGTACCGGGCTATGCAATTCGATAAATTGCAGAAGTCAAAACCTGCTGTCCAGAAACGGGTCGCAGAAGCCCCCAAGTCATTAGCACCTGGGGTCGGCTCTCAGCGCCTTGATAAGGACGGAGAGGCGGTCAAGAAATTGACCAAACAACTTAAACAGTCTGGTCGCCCGCGAGACGCGGCGGCCTTATTCGAACGATTCCTCTAAGGAGATTAGAAAATGGCAGTCCCATCAAATACCTACCTGCGCTACACCTCGATTGGTGTACGCGAAGACTTAGCAAACGTCATTTATGACATTAGCCCCACCGACACGCCTATCATGTCGTCCATCGGCAAGGCTAAAGCAACCCAGACCAACCACGAGTGGCAGACTGATGCTCTCGCCGCCGCAACCACGGCTAACGCCCTGATTGAAGGTGACGACGCAGCAGCTTCTTCGTTGGCTCCTACGACCCGTGTTGGCAACTTCACGCAAATCGTTGGCAAGACCGTTCAGGTTTCGGGCACTTTGGAAGCAGTAGACAAGGCTGGTCGTAAGTCTGAGAAGGCTTACCAGTTGGCTAAAGCCGCTTCTGAAATCAAGCGCGACATCGAGACAATCATCACGGCTAACCAAGCCAAGACCAACGGTACGGCTACTTCTGGCGCTCGTAAGTTAGGTTCGCTCCTTTCTTACATCACCAGCAACGTATCCAAGGGTTCGGCTGGTACAAACCCGACAGGCGACGGTTCGGACATCCGTTCTGACACCACAACCCGTACCTTCCTTGAGTCGATGCTGCAAAGCGTTGAACAGGAAATCTTCTCCGACGGCGGCACACCAAAACTTCTGGTTGTTCCCCCAGGCTTGAAGGCAACTGTGTCTGGCTTTACCGGCGTTGCTGCACAGCGTTATGTGACCGGCGCAGAACCCACGACTATCGTGGCTGCCGCAGGTGCTTACCTCTCGGACTTCGGCCTCATCAGCATCGTTCCTGACCGCTTCATGCGGACAACCGATGCCTTGATGCTTGACCCTGAGTACGCAGCACTCGCGTACCTGCGTCCTTTCCAGACGAACGACTTGGCCCGTACCGGCGACTCTGACAAGACTCAGATTCTTGCCGAACTGACCCTCGAAGTTCGTAACGAGAAAGCACACGGCGGTATCTTTGACATCAAAGCAGCGTAACTTGTGATAGAATCGGCGGTGGGTAATTCCCACCGTCGGTTTTACGGGGTAAATATGCAAAAGCTGGCTGAAGAATTAACGATAGAAGGAAAGCGTACTTGGTTTGCGGACGAAGATGGCGGGCTTGTCATCAGGGACGAACAAAACGTCGCACCAATCCTAGAGGCTAACAAGGCTTCTTATAACCAGATAGACGAACGCGCACGCTGGGGTGATGGTGCGCGGGTAGCGGAGATTCCCAATTCGGTCATTGCAGACCTGAATGTGAAGGGAATTATGAGGGGGTTCGCGGTGGTAGACCAGAAACGAATGAAAGCCTTTCTGAACGACCCGGAGAACCGTTTTTTACGGACGAGACCGGGGAGAGTTTAGTGGGCAAGGTTCACGACAAGATTAAAGCAAAGCAGCAAAAAGCACCGTGGGAAGATAAGAAAGTCGCCATTTGTATCCCTTCAGGCGGTGTACACGGTAGCTGGAACCCTGATATTTGACCAGCGAGAGAAGCTGGCGGCAGAAGCCCTAAAAGAGGGTGCGGACTACATTCTGTGGATTGACGCAGATATGCGGTTTCCAAAGAACACGATAGAGGTACTGCTCGCGCACGACAAGCCCATCGTTGGGGTGAACGCTACAACGAGAACCTCGCCGGTAAGACCTACGGCAAAGAACCTAGAGATAGACTTTGAGAAGAAAGAGAATCATTGGATTCCAATCGTCTCTAAAGACAAGACCCACCTAGAGTGTGTGACCGCGATTGGTTGCGGGGTGATGATGGTCAAGCGGGAGGTGTTTGAGAACACGCCGAGACCTTGGTTCTGGTTCGAGAAGATACCTGGCGACAAGTTGCTAGGCGAGGATGTGTACTTCTGCATCAAGGCAAAAGACGCAGGATTCGATACTTATTTAGACCACCACCTGTCCAACGCAATTGGACACGTTGGGTCTTACACTTATTCATGGAACGACTACAATGGCCCTAGCGAATTTCAGCGACCTCCAGACATCGGTAGCGAACTACCTCGGACGGAGTGACCTTACCAGCCAGATTCCTGACTTTATCTCCCTAGCGGAGTTGCGCCTATCCCGCGACATTCGTACCCGCAGGATGCTCAAGACCTCTACGGCTACCATGACCGTAGGCGACCCGACGGTAGGACTGCCAAGCGACTTTCTGTCCATCCGTGACGTGTTTATTCAAGGGCTACCAAGAACGGTAGTCTCTTATGTATCCCCAAGCATTTTCTCTAGCAACTCCCGCGCAGACCAACAAGGACTTCCGGTGTTCTACACCATGCGTGGCAACGAGTTAGAGTTCGCGCCAAAGCCTGACAGCGCTTACGTCTTGCAGATGCTTTACTACTTCAAGCCCGTGGTTCTGTCGTCAGGAAATACTAGCAACG